AGATGTTGTTAAACCACCTGTTGTATCTGGTAGAGCTCCGTAGTTAGGATGCACTAACATACAACCTGCGCTCATAGCTTCTATAGCAGCAATACAACTTGTTTCTTGCCAAATAGATGGATAAGCAAAAATATGAGCTTTTTTAAGATGTTCTTTTACTTCTTCGTTTGAAACAAAGCCGTGGTAGTTTATCTTAGCATTATAACGACAGCGATCAAACAGACTTTCATAAATCCTATCGCGTTCAGGCCAGCCGTATATTTTAAAACTAGAGAAAACATCTAATACAATATTATCATGCTTTGTACATAGATATTCAAATACTGGTACAAGTATTTCAAGTCCACGATGAGGTGTAGTATGATAAATTAATCTTACTTCATCTTTAGATTTTTTTTCGTACTTAATTGGTTCAATAGCATTTTCAATAACTGAACACTTACTATCAAAAGGTATATTTAAATGATCACGGTATTGTTGGTACTGCCAATTGCTAGCAAAAACAAAATGATCGAATTTATTTCTACTAATTTCATCTTTTAAATGAGAAGCTTCAGGATCTAATGGAAGATCATGTAACCAATAAATTTTTATCTTATTATCATCTAATTCTCTAACTCGAGAACATATAATTTGAAATTGATTATAAAGCTCAGGTGGTATACGATCTTTAAGACCGTACATCATTAATTCTGTACCGCCCATTGCTTTTTTATTTAATTCATTTAATTCTACCATTATTAATACCCTCTATCATTAATATATGAATAAGATATAATATTGTCTATACGAAAAGAACGCCATCCTTCTTTATCTAAATCCCAAACAGATAATACACCTTCTGTTTGGGATTTAATTTTATCGGTTTTCTTTTCATAAGGTTTAATTATATCTTCTTTAAGAGTACATTTCATTTTTCTTTCTGTACCATCTGTTTTTGTAAAAATAACTTCAACGTTAGTTACTTTAAGCATATCAATTAAATTATTTGTTGAATTTTTAATTTCTGGAGTTTCATATGTCATGAGCATAATTACTAATCACCTCTTCAATATAAGCTGTAAATTCACTATAACCACCAATATGTTTATTATTTACATAAATTTGTGGTAATGTTTTAACTTCTGGTATTTTTTCTTGCAACTCTTCTTTAGTATAGTGCTTGTTTAAAACATAATCTTTATATTTAATATTAAGATTTTCTAAAATATTTTTTGTTTTTTCACACCATATACACTCTTCTTTAGAATATATTTCTACATTAAGCATTACTTTTTCCTATTCTTTAATTTATTTTTTTCTTATTACCTACTCTACAAACTTAAACTTTGTTTTAGTTGACGTATTCATCATTTTTTATTTTTAAAGTTTCATTACAAATTTCAAGTATTTGATTATACATGTTATTATTTTTATTAAAAATGTGACCACTTTTAATAAACCATGCAGCATTTTCTATATTATGAACTTTGCGTTTTGTAGGTACAGTAACTTTTTCTATAAGTTCATGATATAATGTTTTTAGTTCACAAATTCGCGCTACGGTAGTAAAAGATTGACGCTTCATTAATCCCAAAGTCCTCTATAATATTTTCCAAAAAGAGTTAAGCCATTATTAATTCGATCATTATAAGCTTTATATTTTTCAGCATTAAACTTTCCCATTTTGCGTCGACTGTCTTCTGTATCCCAGATTGCATTTTCTTCATGCGTCGTATGGTCATCATTAAGAACAGTAAATTTCATAAGAGGTTCAAGAGGCTCATCTGGCTCATATGGATCATAGTAGATATTATAGTTATTATCATCATCATCAACTACTTGTTCATGAGCCCAAATTATTTCATCAAGAACCCATTCCCAACGATCATGAATTTTATCATCTGAATATCCAAAATCAGTTTCTTCACCTTTACCTATATGTGGAGCATCTTCTATGTCAACATATGGTGATCCATGTTTTATTTCTTTAAGTTTTTTAAGCATGGGTAAAATAATAAGTGAAAGAGTATGATCCATAGACCATAAATCATAATTATCGATACGTATATTAACTTTACGTTCTTTTTCACCTCGAGGATAGCGACCTAAAAATACTCTCATTAAACTTTCCTTGACTATAACTTTATATATACATTATAACATATTTTATATAAAAGGCAACTATGTATACTAATCCGTGGTTATTTAATAATGAAGTGTATGATGGTTATGATATTAAGAAATATTATGGTTTTGTATACTGTATATATGATTTAAAAGAAAACAAAAAATATATAGGCCGTAAATACTTTTGGTCATTAAAGAAAATGAAAGGTAAAACAAGAAAATCTAGGTCTGAGTCAGATTGGAAAGAATACTATAGTTCAAACGATTATATTAAAAGAGAATCTAAATTAGATCCTCTTAGATTTAAAAGAGAAATATTACACCTATGTGAATCTAAAGGAAAAACTAATTTTCTTGAAGTAAATGAACAGTTTATAAGAAAAGTTTTATTAACGGATGAATATTATAATGATCAAATAAATGGTAAATGGTATAAAGTAAATGTTATAAGATATTAATCGTCTTCTTCATTATTGTCTTGTTCATCATAATTTTCTTCTAAGTTAGACCCGCAAAACGGACATCCTGTAGGTATCTCGTCTTCATCTGTTATAATAGTAAAAGTATTATCACAATTTTGACAAGTAAATTTATATTCCTTTTCTATCATTATTCTCTCTTTTTATATTTTTTATAATATCTACCCGCTCTTCATGTGAGTATACCATCCATTCTTCTATTTGAACAGAAGTACGACCACACTTAGAGCAAGTATTATTAATAACATTTAAATCACATAAACTAGTACAAGGTGTAATTATATTTCGCACCCGCCCGCGACGCATGCTAACTCCTGTATACTAGTTGTTGTATCTTCTTTCTCATAGTCTGTAAGTTTTGACCAGTCAATTAATTTAGGCATTAGAGGAATTAGAGATTCGTATTCTTCTTTTGTGCAATCAGTAAATGGCGCTTGCTTATAAACATGATCACTATACGGTAGAAATGAAACGCCTGACATCCAATCAAAATTATCATATACCCAAGCGCCTACTTGAAGCCATTCATCCTCACGTACAGTAATAGTAACTGACGGCTTATGTTCACACCAATGAATTTGATACATTTTCCAAAGTTCGAGATGTTCAATAGCGCCAAGATCTTTACGTACTATGGCACCATCAGGTGACTTCATAGGATATTTAAAGCATACTTGATTAGGATCGTAGCTATCTACTTCCCACGGAACGCCCACGTCTTTAAGAAAATCTGTTACTGGATCTTTAATATCATTACGAACATAACGTACATAATATTCTGAATGACGTGGATGAATACCACTTGATGTACCGTTAAGAGCTGATGATGTACCTGAAGGCTTAACACAAGTAATAGCAGCCGATACATTAATACCTAATTTATCTGCCCATTCAATATTAGTCTTAATAGCTTCTTTACGAAGTTCTTCAAGAGTATTAGCTAAGACTATATTACTCTTTTTACCATTCATAATTTCATTATCAAAGATACCAGTAAATGAAACTCCAAGTAGACGTTCATCTTCACAGTTCTTTTGCCACTTTTTATTTAAGTATTTAAACTTAGTAAGAGTAGATTGAATAGTACCTAAAATAGTAGCATTGCGAACTTTAACTTTAAGAGTTTCAAGAGTATCGTTAGGGCGTACAATAACTTCTGTTAAATTACAAAATTGATAGGGTCTAAGAATAATTTCTGAACAAGGATTTGTACCAAAATCATAATTAGCATCACGAGTACGTACATCGTTGCCAAAATGCTTTTTGCGAAAATTATTAGCACTTTCAATAACTTTTTTAACAGCCTGTCTAGAAAAAATACCTCTTTCCCCAGATTTAGATTCATAAAGAGATACCCATTCTTTCATGAATAGTCCAATATCTGGTTTTGTTTCATAAACTGCTGAATTGTTAGCTAGTCTACGATGAACTGTTTCATTCCACCATGCACCTGATTTACAATCG